GGAACAGCAGGTTGATAATATCCTCCGCCACCACCGCCAGCAACTGATGTAATAGGTGATCCTGGAAATAAAGGTGCAACATTTAAACCTGCTCCACCTGCTCCACCACCAGGACCAGGATAAGCAGATCCATCTGCTCCTGCACAAGAAAAGCCACCGCCTCCTCCCGCAAATCCATTTGGAGTTGGCCCAGCAGCTCCACCTGCATTTCCTTGACATGCTGTTCCTGCTCCTCCAGCTGTTGTTACTGGAAAAGCTGTACCACCACCTGAACCACCTGAATTACCCGAAGTTCCAGCTCCACCACCACCGCCACCACCACCGGTTGCAGTATAAGTTGTACACCCCACTATTAAACTTGAATTTGATCCACTCGTTGCAGTGCTATGAGGAGGACTTGCATCGGTAGCACCACCTGCTCCAATTACTACTGCTCCTAAAGCTGTTCCACCTGTTACTGCTACGCAACAAGTTTTTATAACACCACCACCGCCACCGCCACCACCACCGATGTTTGATGCTGCAACACTACCACCGCCACCACCGCCGGCAACAACTGCAATATTAATTTTTGATGTATTAGGTTGAAGAGTTACAGCCGAAGGCGTGCTTGACGTAACTGTTGTTATTACTTCTGATTGAGCACAAGACGTGATTGTATTTACAGGTCCGATAATTCCGCCATTAGCCATAGCTGATTACCTCCTAATCGTCTAGTACTTCATATGAAATGAACAAGTCTAGATCAGATGCAGCACTAGCTCCACCTTTTAATATATCACCTTCTCTTAAATAAATTGGAGTGTCAGATAAAACTAAAGATGCATCGGCTGGCACTGAAATTGTTTTTGCTAAATAAACATCTGCTGCACCACTTGCTACTGTAGCACCAGATGAAGTTTGAACACTAGTGTCGATAAAAACTGTAACGTCAGCTGCCGCAGATCCATCAACATTTGCAACTGTCATTCTATTAATTTTAATTAGTTTACCAGAAGAAACGGTCATTAAAGTTGTAGTTGTAGTTGCTGTTAAATTCCAGCCTACCGACTCACCGTAAATACTTGCTACTGATACTATATTTGGATTTGCCATAATTTATTTCCTCTTTGTTTTTTATCCGAAAACTATTGCCATTGCAATAGCTTTTCCTATCCCAATTCCAGCATTAGCTTGCATGGTAGGGGCTGCTGCGGATCCATTTGATGTTAGTACAAAGCCGCTAGTTCCTTCAGAAACTGCTGCAAAAGCACCATTTGTGTTAATTTGAACTTGTCCTGTTGTACCTGCTGGTTCTGTAGCATCTGATACAGCTACTACGTCTTGACCATTAATATATAAAAGGACACTAGTTTTATCAACTGCTGCAAAAGTATATCCAGCTCCTGAATCACTTGCACCTTTAATTTGAACTGTGTATGCACCCGATGTTGAATTTTTAAAACAATAAAATTTTTCTACTCCATTTGGAATAGTAACTATTTGATTACCTGAAATAGTTCCTGTTAATTCTATAACAAAATTTCTAGCAGCATTTGTTAAACTATCTGTTGTAGAAGTAGAGTCTCCATCTGTAATTAATAAAGCAGTTGTTTGAACACCACCAGCTATTGATTGTGAGTGATATCCTGTTGCAGCTTGTTGAATAATGTTTAAATTTGTATTAGTTTTTGTTCCCCATGTACCAGCGTTTTCGCCAGTAGCCATAAGTTCTATACCTAGATAGTTATATGTAGATGCCATAATTTTCTCCTACGCCTGATTTACATGCTTAATGTCTGTATAAGATGTATTTCCAGTTATGTCAACATCTGTATATCCAGTAGTTGCAAATTGTGCAGTATCTAAAACGGTTGTTAATTCAAGCCCAGTTAATCCAACGGTCTGTTCTACAGGACTTATAGACCCTACTGTGCCTGTTAAATTAAAGCTATCTGTAATACCTACAGCCATAGATGGCACTGTTAAAGTACCTAAAGCTGTGCTTAAAGCACCAGGGGACGTTAAAGGCACGTCTGTTCTTGTTTCATCTAATAAATTGCCAACTCGTATAGTTAAGCCTTCATCTAACGATAATCCTACAACATCACTTGGAGCAATTGCGCCTACATTTGTAGTTAAACTAAAGCTTTCTAAACCAACATCTTGATCTGATCCGTCGTTTATATCTAATGTTCCTTGAGCGGTAGAAACTAATAAACTTTCAGTAAGAGTTAAATTAAAATCAAATTTAGTATCTAGTGTTCCAACAGCACCAGTTATATTAAAGCTGTCTGTTATGACTACCGGAGTTTCAACACCTGTAGTTAAAGATCCTACACTCGTGCTTAAAGCTGTAAATGTTGGTAAAGTTTCTGTACCACCTAAAACATTACCCCAACCATTTTCTCCCCATGCTTCTGTACCCCAACCTGGAGAAGGATTTGCTGCAACATCTGCTGCATTAAGAGCTGTTGTTAAATTAAAACTGTTTGATATAGCAACAGTTGCATCACCTTGTTCGCCCCATTCACCATCACTCCAATTTAAAGCACCCCATGTGTCACTAGTTTCGTCCCAAAAACCACCCATGCCGATTCCATGAATCCAACATGACCAATAACTTTGAGTTGCAGGTAATTTAAATTCTACGTATCGAACTGAAGCAGCGTTAAAAGTTGTAGTATTATAATAACTAGATTGATTAGAAGCACCATCTAAATAATAAGTTATGTTTGAAGTCTGTATTGCCGCCTGACCTGTTGATAAATTAGTGCTAGAACTAGTTGTAATGTATAGCGGGTGATTATCGTTACTAGAATCAGATTGAATTAATCTTATTGTACCGTCAACAACCCAGTCAACATTATTACTTGCCGGTTGAGAACCGTCAAAATAATAAACGTTACCCGTTCCGCCAACAATATATTGTGTGCCGCTTCCTACTGTGACTGTGATTGTTTTGTCAGCCATAAGGACTTACTCCTTATGAAACTCTTATAATAGCTGCGCTTGTACTAGCTGTTGGGAATTCAATTGTAAAAGTTCCTGCTGAAACTGATTTAGTTCCACCAAAAGAAACTACACATACTGCTCTGTTAGTTGTAAAACCAGACACTGCAGTTGTGTTATAAATTAAACATCCAGCTGTTGAAAAAGTTGCTGAAGTCCAAGCAGTTCCGCCTGATAAATCTGCAAAGTCAACATAAGCTGTAGTTGCTGATGAACTTCCTGTTACACCATTATTTACTAATGCTTTTCCCCCAGGAGAATAAGCTGATCCAGAATCATTTGAAGTTTCGTTTGAAGTTGAATACACAGTTGTTGTAGCATCCATGTTTGCTGAACTTGTATATAGTGCTAGTTTGAATGCATTTCCTGCAGGTGTTGAGCCGGACGTATTAAAATTATGTCCTCCTTGTAACAACTCTTGTTTGAAGGTGTTGCATATTGCCGATGATATTGCCATAATATTTTACTCCTTGTTTACGGTGAAGGAGACTTAACTGGTATTCTAACTGTTCCGTCAGTATAGTCGTCTCGTCTTCTTCTACCCAGTTGCATACCTGCAAACTGTTGTATAGCATTTTTATACTTTGTTTCGTACAATGTCAACATGTCTGTTGGACCTTTTAAATATCCATAAGCTTCTACTAGGCAGGCATATAATAGGCCTTGTGGTAAGTAGTTACTCAGGTAGGTACCTGAATTATTAGTCTCTAATCCGCCTGGCATTTTATTATAATATATTCTAAATTTATAATTAGCGGCAGGTGTAGGAGCTATATAAAGGCCTCCTGATGTGCTGTCAGTAGTTCCTGTAGCTCCGCCAAACATGGCGTAATATTTAGGAAAACCGGTTACTGGCTGACTAGTTAAGTCTCCTTCTGGACCAGTTAATCTGTCTACATACTCTGATAAATATGTTTGATCTTTTTTCTCTAACCATTTTCCCTCATCTTCTGTGCTTGTAGTAGAATCAAATACTTCTACCCCTCTAATAAATAAAGCTCCAGCTGGAGAATTAATAGTATTTTTATTTATAACTAAATTACCTTCTTGAACAAATCGATCAGCATCCATAGGAAGTTCTTGATTAATTCTAAATTCTGCATTTTCAATAAATCTATTAATAATAGCTTGTGTTAAAACAGTTGATGAAACTTCTGTATAGTTTCTAATATCGTCAGTTAAATTTGAGTAAGTATATCCGGCCATAATTAAGCTCTATCATTAACGGGTCCAATTGTACACTGAAAACCGCCTCCTGTTTCTGTACTGCCAGCAGCAGTAATTAATGTTACATTTAATCCATCAAATTGAGTGCTGTATTGAGGTTGTCCTGTTCCAAGCACTTGTGTTGTATTTAAAGAAGCTACTTTATAAGATCCAAAAACTTTTGCTCCACTCGCATGTGTGCCAGCTGTAGTGTTTTCAAATGTAACTCCTCTATATGGAGCAGAAGTACCTCGCACACAACCAGTTAAAGTATTTGAAGACCTTCCTGTGTACTCAATAGTTTCGTTTACAAAAGAACCCTCAGTATTTACTTTTTCAATAACAATAAAACCACTCGTTGGAAATTGTGATCCGTCTGTTAAAACAATTGAGTCTGCTGTAGCTGTAATATCTCCATTTAAAGTTGTAGATAATTGCAATGTAGCAATTGCCACCCCACCAACAGGTGATTTAATATTACGTAATCTAATTTGATCGTTTACTTGTAAGTCCCCATTTGGAAAATTAATTTTTAAAGTAGTATTAGATGCAGTTACTAGAGGATTGTCTGGTAAAAAATCTTCAGTTGGAAATTCTGTTCGTGCAGGTCTAGCTCTTTGTAAAGCTTGTGGATCTGCATTAGTTGGTTTTGGTTGTAACTGTGGTTGTTTAGGCTCAAATTCTGAAACATGAACCAGGGCTCCATTCCATTCTCTGACCATTTCATTATATGGAAATGCCAAACCAGAACGATCTGATATTGCAAGAGCGTATTTACCTTGTGAAAAACTACTCATTAGGCAACACCAGGATAATATATTTTAGGTGCTATGTAAGTTGAATTAGAAGAACCATCTTCATCTTCCGCTCTTAATAACTCATCTTCGTATAACATCTTCATTTCTTGAGTTCTTTGTGGTGCGTATTTTTGTGATAGATAAAACGCAAGTCCTGTAATCATACAAGGAATAAATCTGTAAGGAACATCGCTAGCATTTGTGTAAGCCCCTACATCATCAATTCTTTTTGTGTAATAAAAATTAATATAATTTCCATCATGAGCTGCTCCCGGTGTTAAGTATAAAGTTAAACTAACTCTATCAATAAATCTCTGTACCCAATATTGAGTTGGCAAACCTTTGTCTGTTTTGTTAGAAAAAGCTTGGTATTGAGATCTACTAATTTTAGTCATTGGTGTATCTACAAAAGTAGATTTTACCCTATAATTAGCTTCTTGAATGTCTGTCATTCCTCTTGGAGATTGAGCAACAGCATCATCTGTGCTGTGAATAGCTGCAGTTGTACCATTAACTCCTCTAACACAATCAGTTAAATTTGAACCTGAAATAGCTGTATATGTAATTTCTTCTGTACCAATTAAAATTGTTCCTGAAGTAGCAAAACCAGTTGTAGAAGTAAGAGCAATAGTTGTGGCTGTTGCATTTATTCCTGCACTAAGAGTTGTGCTAACTCCATCAGAAGTTCCATCACTCGGTGATCTATAAAAATTGTAAGTAGCTTGACCATCTACTAAAGTAACATTTTGATTTTTTACTTCCCAAAAATGAAGTCCTCTATTACCCCATTCAGAAAATAAAACGTTTAAAGATCTTTTTGCAGTTTTTAATTGATAGCCAGAAACACCTTGCATACCAATTCTTTCATATGCATCTTCAATAATTTCGTCTATGCCTAAGTTCTTATCAAAAGTATAAGACCTTGAAGTAGTGTTAGCCATCTAACCTCCTACCCGTCGTAGAATACTGTTAAACCTGTGATGTCGCCTTGGTCAGCAGTTAAAAACGCTCCATTAGGAAATAATACTCCATCATCTGGAATATATGGATCTAGATCTCCTGCACTTGCAGATAAAGTT